TGCAAAGCAAGAACAAAATATGTATTTGACATTGAAGATTTATCGATTACTGGTAGTGTGAGTGATGGTAAGATTGAATTGGGTGATAGCATCGGAATCAAACTAACATATCCGACTTATAGCGATGAGAAGATAATGGAAAGAACTGCTTCAAATTTATTTGCTATGGTGAAAGATAATGTTGAATATATTTACGATAGTGAAAATGTTTATGATGAGTTTACTACAGAAGAATTAGATGAATGGTTGGATCATTTAAATAAAGATCAGTTTGAAAAGATATTAGCATTCTTTACTGATGGTCCATCGTTAAGTCATTTGATTGAATGGGACTGCGAGGAGTGTAAACAAAAAGATTATGCGTTGGTGGAGGGACTCAAAGATTTTTTTATGTTGGTCTGATGCATGAAAGTTTGATAAACATGTATCAGATGAATTTTGCTTTGATCCATCATCATAAGTATTCATTGACAGAACTAGAAAACATGATACCGTTTGAACGAGACGTGTATGTAACTTTATTGAAACAACATTTACAAGATATAGAAGAACTCAATAACCAAAAAAGATAAGAGTCAACTATGGCACTACCATTTTTTAATTCGAAGACTAAAGAATATCAAGATAAGTCTCTAAAAAATCAATCTCAACTCTCGTCAAAGATGAAGAGTGGATTTAGTGATATTGGCAATAAATTAGACAATCAAACTCAAATATTAAGTAGAGTTGAAAGTTGGTTAGATGAGACTTACGAACTCCATAGAGAATACTACCAATCAGAAGATGAAGCACGTCGAGAAAGAATGCGACAACTTCGGAGACAAAAGTTAGCAGGTGCTAGTGTAGGTGCTACTACTGGTGGTGATGGTGGATCCAATGGTGGTAGTGGTATTGGATCTATGATCGCTGGTGCTATTGCCACTGCTGTTGGTGGTGCATTTGGTCTCAAGCAAATAAAGAAATTTTTCAAAAGCACACCTAAAGCAACAGGTGCTATAGATGATCTTACTAAAAAAACTAAAAATCTTACTAAAGCACAAGTAGAATCACAAAAAGCGTTAAAGGAAGAATTAAAGGAAAGACGGGCAAATAACAAATCTTCAAAAGAAACTCGAAATAAACTTAAATCTCAAGTAGATGCAGAAACAAAAATTCGTGATGAAAAAATTAGAAGTGGCAAAACAGGAAAGGTATCTGGATCAGTAGCAGATGATGTAGTTAAAGCTGGAAAGGTTGCAGATACAGCATTAGATGCTAGCAAAGCATCAAAAATACTTGCTAGAGTTTTTCCACCTGTAGCAATTGTAGAAGCACTTGCGGTCAACATTAAAGATGGATATGATCTTTTCTCTGCTGAGTTAGATGATAAAATTGAAACTGAATTACAAGGTGAAGATCTTGGTGGGTTGATTGGTGGTGCTATTGGTGGGGCAATTGGTATTGTTGGTGGACCAATGGGTGCAGTACTTGGTGCGTCATTAGGTAATATGGTTGGGGGTTGGATCGGTGATTACTTTGACCCTAATTTCGATAAAGAGTTTATACAATCTAGTGAGAGTTTAATAGCAAGAAAAGAAGGATTAGCAGCAAATCTTGCAGCATTAGAAGCTGACAGAGGTAATATGAGTGAGAAAGAATATCAACTAGAAAAAGATAAGTTGATGCGTGAAAAACAATTTTTAGATTCAGCGACTATTGAACAGGCTACTGTTCAAAAACTATTTGACCAAAGACAATCTGCTGCAGATGAATATAACGAGATTGCTAGACAAGTTAAAGCAATTGAAGATTCTGGTGGCACTGCAGGTGAATCATTACTTCGATCACTCAAGGCTGCAGAAGATAGTTTCAATGAAGCGGATGATAGATTTGATGCGCAAGCAAAAGAATTTGAAAAACAATTAAATGAAAAACTTGCTTTAAAATCTGCTATCGATAAAGGTATATATGACCACGATTATATTGGAGCGAGTGAGATTGATGCATCACGTCTTGGTGAATTGTCCCAAGCTGAACTTAGGGGAATTCTTGCTCATGACGATTTACGAGATTCGGATAAATTGCTAGTACAAAAAGCACTCAATATGTCAACTGGTATTGGTGGTGATCCAACAGTAATTAAAGATACTGCGACTACATTACAAGAAGGATTTATTGCAGCACAAAAAACTGGCGACGGTGCCGCAATGGGTCAGTTCGTAAAACAAGTACAAGGATTAGGTGGTGATGCAGCAGTAGCTGCTTTGGCAGCAGGTACACTAACTCAAGGAATGTTGAATAAACCTCAACCGAAAGTTACTGGTGGTCAAGTTACATCCTCTTCTAGTTCTGGTGGATTTGATTACGCTTCATATAAAACTGCAATAGGTGTACGAGAAAGTAGTGGCGATTATGGTGCTGAAAATACCATAGGATATTTGGGTATGTACCAAATGGGTGCTATGGCATTACAAGATGCAGGATATGTGAAGTCAGGTGTTAACAGTAACAAAGCATTAAATGATCCTAAAAATTGGTTGAAGGGTAGCAAGGAAGAGTTTCTAAGAAATCCTGCTATGCAAGAAGATGCTATGAGAAAATATACCAATAAACAAATAGGATATTTGAAAAGCAAAAAGGTTATTGATAATCAGTCTAGTCCAGAAGAGGTTGCGGGATTTCTTGCTGCAGCACACTTAGTTGGGGCAGGTGGTGCAGCACAACTAAAAGCTGGTAATGTCAAACAAGATGCTTATGGAAGTAAGTCCAGTGAGTATTATGGCATTGGTGCTATGAGTCAAGGTGGTGGTGGTGGTATTGGTCCGTCTGGAACTGGTTCAGCATCGGCTGGAGGTAGTGCGGTAAATTCTATATCTGCATCACAGGCACAATCTCGAAATGGAGTAGTAATGGTTGATAACAGCAATACAGTTGTAGATAATTCTACCAGTGCGTCAAGTAGTAGTTCTTATACAATGCCAGTTTCTCCGAGGAGAATAAATCAAACTGGTATAAAACCAGATATGGTAATGCCATGATAGAACTTACAGAAGCAGCAAAAAAGAAAATTTCTGATATTGCACTAGAGCAATCTCTGACCACAATGAAAATTAGATTATTCATTACAGGTGGTGGTTGTTCTGGATACAACTATGGGTTCACGTTTGAGGAGAAGGCAGAGGAGGATGACTTCGAAGTCGATAACCTTATTATAGACTCTATGAGTATGCAGTATCTTCAAGGATGCACAGTAGACTATCAGGACGATGGTCTCAATGCTCAGTTTACTATAAAGAATCCAAACGCAACAGCGACCTGTGGTTGTGGAAAGTCGTTCGCTACATAAAAAGCTTTACTTTTTGGTGTAAATCCTTTATAATAGAGTCTATTCTAAACCAATAAGGGATTCCGAATGATCGATGTAATGACGAAAGAAAAGTTCTCTATTATCGTAGAAGAACTGGTAAGAGATCATAAACTAACATATCTCGATGCGGTGCTACATTGGTGTGAAAAAAATCAAATGGAAGTTGAAACTGCAGCAAAACTTGTATCACCATTGATTAAACAAAAGATGACAGTTGAGTGTCAAGAGTTAAACATGATCAAAAAGGAAGGTGCAAAACTTCCTATATGATGCTAATGACTGCGTTTGACACATACAGAATATATCTTGCATTGAATCAACACTTCACTCGCAAGACTTATGATTATTTCAAATATAATGGCAAAGTACGAGCAAGTGAAACTGCTTTTCTTAGTAGAAAAGATCGATACTTTTTTGAGAAGGCATCGCGCAAGTTTAAGAAAGAAGAATTCGTTCAGTTCCTTTTAGCAAACTATACTTCTGGAACTGAGCATTGGATTGGGAATCTAATGTCAGGTGAGAATCTGATACAGATGAAGAAGTGGAAAAAGAAAATAGATTCCTTGACTTATACCTTTAAAGAGGATATAATAAGTATTGTGGATCAAGATGTATCTCTTGATTCATGTTTGAAGATGAAAGACGGTAGACATCCATTGTTATATCGTTTGTATCTTCGTAAAAAGATTTCGTTGGAAACACTTATCATTCTTGATGATTTGGTTGGTTATTCTAAATTATGGTCAAAGTATGATGATAGAATGATGAATGATTTGTTGTTTCTGATGAATAAGTATCGTCCGTTTTTTCATCAGGCGATACAAATAGACAAAGGCAAGTATCGTAAAATAGTGCTTGACTCCTTTGCCTAAATGTAGTATAATAGATGCTTATATTATGATATTGTGGATACGATTAACATACAACGCAAATACGAGGTAAACATATGTCTTTTGCAAGTCTAAAGAAGTCCCGTGGCAGTTCTTTGTCACATTTAGTTTCTGAATCTAACAAACTATCTACTGGCGCACAACAACAGTCACGAAGTGGCGACGATCGCTTCTGGAAACCAGAGGTTGATAAGTCAGGCAATGGTTTTGCTGTGATTCGTTTTCTACCTGCTCCTGCCAATGAGGACGTGCCATGGGTGCGTATCTTTGATCATGGATTCCAAGGTCCAGGAGGATGGTATATTGAAAACTCTCTTACAACTATCGGTGAAAAAGATCCAGTTGGTGAGTTTAATTCTACATTATGGAACAACGGAACCGAAGCTGGTAAAGAGCAAGCAAGGAAACAGAAACGTCGCTTGAAGTACCATGCTAACATCTATGTTGTAAAAGATCCTGCTAATCCTGCTAACGAAGGCAAGGTGTTTTTATACTCCTTCGGTAAAAAGATTTGGGATAAACTCAACGAATCAATGAATCCTGAGTTTGAGGATGAGACACCAGTAAACCCATTTGACTTTTGGGAAGGTGCTGACTTTAAATTGAAGATTCGTAAGGTTGAAGGATATCGGAACTATGATAAGTCTGAGTTTGATTCTACTTCGCCACTATTGGCAGGTGATGATGACGAATTAGAGAAAGTGTATAATCAACAACACTCTCTACAAGACTTCTTAGATAAGAAACACTTTAAGTCTTATGCAGAACTCAAAGCAAAACTTGATCGTGTATTAGGTTTGAATGCTCCTGCTTCTACAGCAGAAGATTATGAACCTGCACCAGTTGCTGCTGCACCTGCACCTAAAAGTGCGCCAGCACCGAAGGTGAGTGATGAAGTATCTTTCGGGGATGAGGATGACGAAAGTCTATCCTTCTTTGAAAAACTAGCAGAGGAGTGATGCCCTCTTCTGTTCTACCCTTTGAGGAGACCTTCGGGTCTCCTTTTTTTTATAGAGTGACAATACCGTCTTTGATAAGTCTCTTTCTGTTTTTCATATGCATTTCCTCTAACTCTTCTTTTGAACCACCGAAGTAAGGAACACAAAACCCTTCATCAATCATAATATCAGTAACAAGACATCCTTCTTGCCCTTTATATTCAACAGCAAAGTCGCCAAGTATTCTTCCGAACTTGCCTTTCATATCTTCACCATTCTTATTGATTTGTGTTTTCAATATAGAGGTTTTACCTAATAGACTTTTAAGTTTTTCTTTTGCAGCAAGACCAAACTTCTTTTCTACTTTATCACGAGTGCGTGACTCAGGTGTATCAATACCCATAACTCTTACACGCTCGTCAGATAATACAATACCAAATCCTAGATCAATATCCACGTCAACCGTATCACCATCAACCACTCGATTTATTTTACATTTATATTCGTACATTAATTAGTTCCCCCCATCATACTCATTAGTTGAGGTCCAACTACCATAGCAACGCCACCTACTGCTGCGATTGCTGCAACCCCAAGTATCATCCATTTCATTTTAAAGTCATCAACCTTCATCTTAAATCCAAGTAACTCGTTGCCTAATACTCTAAGTGATACTTCTAAACTTCCGTCATTATCTTCTACTGACATTATTAATCCCTCTCCTCTCCAAAAAGCCAAGTGTAACTAATTCTTTTATTATGATGACCCTCTTTTGATCTTACTGGTTGAGACTCATGAAAAAACATAGAGTCAAATATTGTTGCTCTATTAAATTTATATTTTGAAATAATCGGATTTACATTTTTACATCGTTCTTTGGATTTTTTTAAGTTTCCATTGTATTGATCATGTGTCCAATCTTTTGGTGCAGCAACAGGATAAACTATTAATCCATTAAGGTTAGAATCTAATACCATTGATTCATTTGGTGTCACCCATATATTTACATTTGTGCTTGAAGGATCTGCATGTAGATGAACCCCATTCGATATGTTATCATATATAAACGACCATGATCTATTATATTTCTCAAACTTTAATTTTTGTTGCAATTGTAATGATATTGGATAAGTTAATTCAACATAAGGTAAATTTAATGCAAAGTATCCATTGTAATAATCATCAAAATCGTCTTCATTAAGATTCAACATATATTCTTGAAGATTTTTAGCAACATTATAATCTAATATGTCGTCAATTATTACTATCTTGTTTTCTTCATATTCTTTTCTTATCTTATCAAAATCTAAATTATTATTAAGTACATTGTCACTTATATCAATACGAGGGGCAGTATCACAAAAATCATTACAAACAATCATTCATTAATCCCCAATTTGATTATTACGTTTTCGATG